ATTTTCTCGGGGCTCAAGTCAAATCCCGACAGTTTGAAATCAAAAGAGGGTATCGACATACTATGGGTCGAGGAGGCTCAAACCGTATCAAGCGCCTCATGGGAAAAGGTGATCCCGACCATCCGCAAAGAAGGCTCTGAGATATGGGTGAGCTTCAACCCTGACCTTGAGACCGATCCTACCTATCAACGTTTCGTCGTCCATCCGCCTCCCGATTCTGTCGTGGTCAAGATCGGATGGGAGGATAACCCATGGTTGCCGGAGGTACTACGCAAAGAGAAGGACTACATCTATAGCATAGATGCGGAGGCCGCCGAGCATGTTTGGGGCGGCGGTCTGCGCAAGAATTGCATTGCCGCGGTCCTGCGCGGACGCTACGTTGTCGAGAGCTTCGAGCCGGGTAAGGACTGGGATGGCCCGTACTACGGTGGTGATTGGGGGTATGGCGTTGATCCTACGGCCGCTGTTGAAGAATGGGTTAATGGACGGGCTTTATATATCAGGCGAGAGGCGTATGGTGTTGGCGTTGACCTCGATGATACTCCGGCTTTATTCGACGTTGGCCTTGGACCCGTGGCCCGCAAGCATGTGATGCGCGCCGATAGCGCAAGACCGGAAACCATAAACCATATGCGTCGGCATGGCTATCCGCTTGTCATAGCGGCGCACAAGGGGCCGGGCTCGGTTGATGATGGCGTCGAGCATCTGCGTAGTTATGAAAAGATTGTGATCCACCCGAGCTGCATTCATACGGCGGAAGAGGCGCGACTGTGGAGCTACAAACTAAACAGCGCCGGGGATGTTCTGCCAATACTGAAGGATGGTAATGATAATTGCTTCGATGCCGCACGCTACGGATTAGAGCCTATAATCCGCGCTGGCAAACCCAAGGGCCAAGAGCCACCCAAGCCCGAGAAGCGTCATGACTACGATCGGAAAGAGCCGAATGCCGAGAGCTGGAAAACGGTATGATGATTATGATATGGTGTTCAGCTAATTTCCATACCGAAATGAGAATAGCCCATTTGCTCTATCTCCTGCGTATGTTGATATATCGGTTTCAGGTAATCGTCTGGTTCAATTGTTCCGTCAGCTTCCCGTGGATCATCGGGCCGCCGTTAAGTCTTCGACACAAGTGTATTAACTCGGCCACGTCGAACCCCTTGACCTTGAAATCCTGCGCCTTGCCCGTATGCCGCGATTTGCCGACCACGGTGTACTCATCCTTGAGCGCGTCATAACCACAGCCGCGACCGACATCAACGCCTGCCTCGATGCAAATCGCGTAGATAGCCCTGACCACTTCGCCAGCATTAGCGTCAAGACAACCATTAGGCGCTGATTTACAGACACTGTTGCGTACTAGGTTCTCGAATACGCCCTTGTCGCGTGCTGGCGGGCGTGGGCGCTTATAGAGTGAGCGGCGGACCATTAGTAACCTTCTCATCTATGATGATTGCATGAGGCATCATCGATCGTTGGTGCTCATCAACTCGTATTGCCGTGTTGACGCCCTCGGTTTGGGCCTTGGCTTGGGCGACTTGCGCCTTGGCTGGTACCGCCTGGGCTTCGGCTGTGGCCAGGGCTGCTTGTGCTTGTTGGTTTACCGCTTGCGCTTGTTGTAACTGCGCCTTGGTTTGTCCTACCAAGAGGTTCATTTGAGCCATAGCTTCAGCTATTTGTTGCGCTTGCGCTTGTTGTTGCTGTTGGGCTTGTAGCATCGCAGGATCTGGACCCTTGTCGAATTCTTGAAGGATCTCTTTTTTGTTTGGCAAACTCGACGCCTGGATAAGTGCGCGAACGAGCATGGGAGCCATATCCGGCTTTGCCTGCACAATGGCAGGCATAAGCCCGCCCAGAGTTTCGAATTGCTCATCAGCCAGAACCGCAGTCTCGGGAGCCTCATCAATCACGATGTCGATAAGCATCTGTGCGGTTTGATTGATCGTGACTGTCTGTTGCATCAATGGGTTCTGCATTATGAGCGACACGATATCGGGTGGCTGCGGGGATTGCTGCGGAGGTGCGCCTCGCTGTTGCGTTATGTCCTGCTGCTGAGCCATCATCTGCGCTTGCTGTTGTATCAGCGCCTGCACGTCGGCGATCACTAATGGGGCCATGTCGCCTGCAGCGGTCTGTAGTGCCTGCTCTGGTGGCACTGGCGGGCTCTTCTGGAGTAGTTCTTGGAAGCGCTGCGCACGAGTGCTTTGTTGATTGATCGCAACAAAACGGTAACCCGTCAGCTCTCGGTCGTCGGTGACCCGTAACCACATCTCCTCAGTCCAATATTGTCGAATGCAAAGCCAATCGAGCTCATAAATTCTATGCGTCCAATCGCGAAGCTGATCGAACACGGTGCCGAGTTCTTGGGACGCGGCCTGCTGACGGGCGATGAAGGCGCGTCCGCTAATGCTGCCGGGAAGTTCGTTCACTCCGCTAGCGCTAGGGCCAATCGAGTCAATATCCTGCTTGGCTTCGTTGAGGAGTTGTAATTGTCCCTGCGCCAGCTCAGTGCCTGATTCGTTTCTGATGCGCCCTTCAACCAGCGAGTTTACGGCCACAACATTGAAACCATCTGGCTTGGCCCTTTGGGTTTGATATTTTACCTCGTCGGCAACCACGCCCTCTTCCGCCGTGGTGCGATCAACACTGAGTAGATGCAGAGCCTTGCTAGAACGCTTATTGATCTCGTCCTGGTCGCTGATAAACAGCTCCACAACACCATAGCGATTGCCATTAGCGTCCACATAGCAGCTCTCCATTTCAAGAGGGCAAACGCTGTGAAGTTTGTTTTCATCGAGCAAGAATGTCCGCTCTGGTGGGCGCAGATCTCCTGACTTGGTGAAGTCGGAGCGATACCAGTCCTCACCGACACGAAAGTACATCTCGACGATTTTTACGCGTTTACGACGCCCATCGTACCAAGCTTTGCCGCGAGGTACATCGTCGGTGGTGTTGCTGTCGTGGGGAGAGTTGTGAACGGCATCTGTAAGCTCGCGGCGTGAATTGGGATAGAGTGCGATTGCATCATCAAGCTCCATCCAGAGGACGATAAATCTGTACAGGGCATCCGAGAAGTCTACGGCTCTGCTCGCCGGATCAAAGCCAAGGCGGTCCCACTCAACATGTTTCAGGGTATGCTTATAAGTGCTCACTCCTCCCGGCTCGGTCGCCGGGATCTCTTTCATAGATTTTAACGATCCACCAAAACCCTCGATAAGCATATTCTTGAACACAGCACTGCGAACGCTGTCTGTCTTCTCTTCTTCCTCTGCGTAGCGAAGTGCATCAGTTGCAACGCGAGCATCATCAACGTGTTGTGGTGTGCGTGGCCTAGCTGAGGGATCAACACGTTTGCGTATCTCTTCTCCTAAAAAGAAGTTAATTTTACGCGCTATTCGATTCTTGGTAATAATCGGCTGCTGGCGCTCTTTTAAAATTTGCTCTTCTGCGGCCGTCCATTGATGGTTGTCGTAATAGTCTCTAGCCTTGCGTGATCGCTTTTGCGCTCCGGCTGACTTCTCGATTGAGTCGTCGTACCACTCAATTCGAGCAGCGTGCGATGGCAGGACTACCGGATCGGCTTCCACTGCGTCGGCCATGGCTTATAGTCCTGTCGCATGTACCCGATAGACGACAGCGTAACGGATAACCCCAGTTGCAGAGCCCAAAGTGAAGGCTGAGGCAGCAACAAGATTAAGTCCCGCATTTTCGACTAGTGGGACGGCTGCTATCGCTGTCGGTGGACGCACAAGAACTACTTTGTCTGAAGCCGCACCGCAGAAATTAGCAGCGGCTACGAGGTCAGACTGCGCCGCGCCACCGTCGCTAAGGTTAACCGTGACATTGCCGCCAGCGCCGTAAGCAGCTCCGGCATAGTCATAGATTAGGACGGCTGAAACAAACTCGGGGACATTGTGGGAACCAACCGCAGTGACCAGGGGATAACCGTTAGCGTGCCCAAACTTACCCGTACCAGTGGCCACGATATCCGCAGAGGTAATGGTACCAGTTGCTATCTGTACTAGGTTGGCGGCCATCATCGCTGACAGCACTGTGTTCGCACCGATGGCCGTAACGAGATTAGTGCCACTTATTGCTGCTGTAACATCACCTGTTAACGGCGCGCTGATGAGATCAGTATCGTTGCCAACCAGCACATGGCCTGTAGTCTTGGCCGCCAGGCGCCCCCATGAGGAGGCGTCGCGGCGAAGAATATCACCGCGGGCCTCGCCCGAGACCTCGAGATCTGCCGCGATCCCTGTCGCATCGACCCTGGCAACGATAACATCATTCATTACTAACGCTAGCTGGCTATTGGTACCATCCCAATAGAGGCCGTATGACTTGCCGTAGTAGGGACGACCAAGCGAAATCTGCTTATATCGAGATGGATCGAGCTGCGTCATGAAGATCTCCTGCCGCTAGCGGTCTGCTGCTTATTCCGTGTAACCAACTTCCCAAAGGGTCAGATTGATTGTGTCTGTCGCGTAGTCGGACGACTCCACGAAATGCACGAACGGGATCACCGAGATACCAGAAGTAAGAGTTACGGCGGCCGTAACCGTGGGCGCTGCACCGTCGATGGTATAGGTAACCACCCCGGCGCTACTAACCTTGACACAATATTTATGCGAAGATGCATCGGCAGCGGTCTGGGTGGTATCAGTGGTAACGATACCGGCACCTGCTAGTTCCGTAGATATATTGATTGTGCCCGCATCTGGGCCAATAGTTGCATAAGTGGTGTAGTTGGCAAAAACGGCGTTCATCGCCTCGACTAAGCGGAAGCCAACGCGCAATATGGTTTGTCCGCTCACATCGTTCTGCGCGACCGTAGAGCAGAAGTAAAAGGCCGGATCAGTACCGACCACAAAGGGTCTGCCGCTACCACCTAGCACGCCACCAAAAACCTCAAGACCGTCGGACGTGGCCAGATCACCGACGATGTTTAGGCCGGTGGTCGAAGTGATGGGGAAAAGTGTTTCGGTAACAACCGCCGCCCACATTAGGCGCACGCCGGATGCGAAAGTCATAATGACCGGAACCGTAGTGGTGGCACCTGCCGAGGTGAGTCCGGTGCCCCAGGCAAGCTGGCTCATGCCCTTGTTAGCTCCATACGCAAAGGTCTCGCGATAGGAAGGACCGATTACCGCACCACTGGTGCCGTTATTAATAGCGACCAA